GGATTATTCATATTTAGTTCCGCCAAGTTCAAAGGTTTGGGCGTATCACCACCAACACTCGATCTAGATCCAGCACCGCTAGGTGTTGCAACTTTAAAATGAGGGTTGTCATCTAAAAACTGTCCAACATATTCTTTTATACTAAGTGGTTCACCTTTATCGTTATACATTGGTGCATTATTATCACCAATAATCTCTGGTTTACCATCGTCTCCTAATTGGACTTTGTTTTTAAGTAAATTAACGACTTGCTCTGGTTTAATAGCTTGTTGTTCACTTGCTACTTTAATCAATGCGTCATCAATTCGTACTTTTTGTAACTCGGCTTGGTATTGTGAAATAACAGCGTCTTTCTTAGATACTGTTTCTTTTAATACTTTATCAAATTCACCTCGTTGTTTTTGCATTTCTAACTCTTTAGCTTCTTTTTCTTCTTTGAGTTGTCTTGCTTCGTCAAGATCAATGCCATTAAGTTTTTTTTCAAACTTCGCTCTTTCTCTTGCTAGTCTCTTTTCAAGAATTTTATCCAATTCGCTTTGTGCGATCATTGGCTCTTGTTGTTCAACTTCCTGTTTTGTTTCTAGAGATTCAGTATTCTCAATCTCCGTTTTTTGCTCGTCAGCCATAGTAGTATTCTCCTATATTATAAGATTGCCATTGTTATCATACCAACTTGGGTCGGTAGGTTGTAGATGGTGTCGGCAATTATATCCACCTCTACTTGTAAATGGATCGGTTGTTGATTTACCTTTCCAACTCTCAGATGACCACTTATCTCTAAGTTCATCTTCTGAAAATATCTTTCCTCTATTCGCTATACAAAATGGTCTACTATCACCAATTATATCTCCGTAATAAAGAAAGTTTGTTAGACCAGCTTCTGCGGCTTTTGCTTTAGTAAACTGTCCATCAAATTCCATTAAACTATCGTGTGCTAATTGCTTAGCGTATCTTCTCATATTATTTCCAACTCTATCTGCACCATAAACAGTATGCAACTTTTCTATTGCTTTTTGTTTTACTGTCTCATCAGTTGTAGTTGCAACAAGTTCTACAAGATCATTAATTTCATCTTGATCTGCTTTAATATATACACCATTAATCCTGTGTTGTAAGGTTTTAACTGTGTCCTCAAATGGTTTTCCACTTATCGTACTTTGATAAATCTCATCAGCCAAAGCGTTAGTAGTTTCAGTTGCTATATCTAAAAAACCTGTAAATTTAACTCGTTTTAAATTAGTAATTGTTTCTATGTCTAATTCAGTAAGTGTTTTAAAATTTTCAGATATCGGCAATACTTTCATATTATCTACTATGATCTTAGCAACTTTATCGTATTCTCTTACAGTTCCATCAGCCCATAATACATAATGTTTATCTATTAATGCTTTTATCTTCGGTCTTAATTCAACCGCTAATCTAGCTTCAAATAATTTGTTTTCTCTTAAAGGTAAAGTGTTAGCAAGTTTAACAACATCTTTTTCTAAATTTTCTAAAGCAATGTTTAATCTGTTAATATGTCTTGCTTCTATATCATCTACAAGATTTTCTCTTAATTGTGCTAACTCTTCAATTTTATCCATCAATCTTCTTCTTTATCTAGCCTTTTCCAAAATTCGTCAAGTGCGTTATGTTCACAGTTAGAACATTGACATACTGAACATTGACCACCATTACCACAATGACATTCGTGATCACAATTTCTACATTGCATAATTACCCCCCTATTCAATGATTCGTTTAATTCTTAGCCTTCCCATATCAGTTTCAAGTTCAGCTTTAACTTCCTTACACTGTATGTATATTCCTTCTTGATCTTCACCAATAGATCTTGATACAACTCTTTTCTGAGCCAAACAATCAGACATTCCATTTGTTGGAACATATTCTAAAATTTTGTCTCCATCTTTAATCATCATCATAGCAAACACTATTTCGATCATTTATAACTCCCATTTTTTTCTTCTAAATCTATTATTCGTTCTTCGTGGAATTGAATTACCATATCATTCTTTTGAATCATTGGCATTTCTTCTTCCATTTGCTCTTTTAACTTCTCGACATTACCAGCTAGAAATTCCGTCAACATATAAAGTTCTTGTATCTGAGGACTAACCATATCGCCTTTAGGCACTCCATCTATGAAGTCGTTAGCCGCTTCTAAGTCTTTAGTGATTAACTGAAGCTCAGTCTCTACTAGGGTTAATCTTTCTAATAGATTAAAATAACTGAAGCTACCAATAGCAACTGCCGCTAATATAAATAAAAGATTTTTGGCTGGTAAACTGACTTTGCTATCTTCCGATAAGTCTATTTTACTCGACATCTTCCTCAGCTACTTCCGCTTGTGTCTGTGCTGTTTCAAATACCCCAACTTCTGTTTGTGCTGTGATCTCGTCATTAATAGTTTTAATAACTGCATCATCATCAATAACTGCGTCAACAATCTGCTTATCAATTTCTTTTTGGAATGTGCTTGATCTTACGCCACTTGCTTTTGCTTGTTGTAAATATTGAAGATCAGACGCATAATCTCTTAGATTAAAGCTATCAGGGTAGTCTATTTCACCATCAAATGCTTTCCCTTGCCATTTTGCAAATAAAGACCATATATGCTCTTCAGCGTTTTCCAACAAATCAGCTTTTTCGCTTAATGTAGAATTAAGATTTTCAAATTCTGTTTGCAATGCAATACCAGATTGTACTTGGGTTTTAGTTTGTCTAACACCTGACATATGTGTTGCTCTATCAATCATTTCTATTTTCTGTTCAATAGACGATCTGATCTCACTTAAATTAGAGCCACTAGGCTGTAATAAAAAAGGTTTTAAGCCACTGTCTAAGTCATCTGGCATATTGACAATTGCTCCTGCACCTGCACTAGCTTCAACTCCTTGTGTTTTGACTAAGCTAGGGTGGTTAGATAATCTAATAAGTTGTTCCATTTCAGATAACTCGTTATATATAGACTGTTGCAATAATGCCACATCTGTTAAATCACTTATGCCAACACCTTGTCGTGGTGATCTTTTATTATACAGGCAAATAGCTGGTATAGTTCCTAATTGGTTAGGTTTAACTTCAATTACTTTAATCTTGCCTCTTTCTGGTACGAATACATAAGAAATTTCGTTAGGTGTCCATATTCTAAAATACGATCCATCAGATGTAATTTCTTCTCTAACTTTAATATAATCTAACACATAACGACCACTAGCGGCTCTTACATAGTGCCAATCCATAACATTATCTGGCGTTACCATTGTTAAGTAAGGTCTTATATCTTGATTAAGTTCTTCTGCTCTAGTCTGTGCGTTGCTTTCTGGTTTGTCTACAAACAACCATACATTGCCATAAACACCTGCGTAAGTTTGTGCATTTTTCATAAATGCATTAAAGTTTTGTCCATCAAGATCGGCATCACTTAAGAATGATTCTAAACTAGGATCATTGTTCAATGTTCCGTAATCTCTTGTTGGTGGTACTCTGAATAGAAAACTTGAATAAATACTTATGATATTTCTACAATGGTTATCTATTGGTGTGTAATTAATCCTATTTTGATATTCTAAATCTAATTCTAATGCATACTCGTGTAAAAATCCACCAGACCTATATTCATCTCCACCTAAGTATGATCTTAAATAAAAATTCCATCTAGGTATCATTAGATCATAGTTATCGTGTCGGTTTTCCATAAACTCTTTGTCTCGAATTAAGGAATCCATATTTTGATTCATTATGTACATTATTTAACGCTCCATCTTGTAGGTAATTCTTTGTTATAATTTTTTCTTATAGGGAACAAATAATCCACCGCATAGCCTATGGCGTCATTCATGTGATCAAATCCGCTATCCTTGTCAGGTTGCGTAGTTCCCTCTTTATAAAGGTGTCTTTCCAATCCTCTAATAATGTTTTTACATTTGGGGTCTATAAACATCATTCTTTGATCGTTTGTATTCTTTAGTCTTGAATTGACAGCGTTAATCCTATCCCTTATTTGAGGGTGAGTATTCTTCACTCTTACTGTCATTCCTGAATTTTGTAATATCGTTAAATCAGTTTTACCACCTGCTGAAGTTTTTCTTTGTCGACAAGCTGGGTCAGGATAAACAATAATAGATCGTTCAGGGTATCTATTTTTTATTTCCTTAACTAATTCCTCTGTGTTTGATGAATAGATTACTATTTCATCAATAAAATTTATCTTATTATTTTCTAGTTGAAATACTGCCGCACTCATTGGATCAATGTTAAAATCCATTCCTATATGCAAGGTTGTGTTATTATCTTTTAATCTCGTAACATTCAACTCTCGTTCAAAGTTGTAATAGATTGCACCTGCATAAGTTTCAAATGTTGCTAAATATTCTTGTCTAAATGTTCTCTCGTCTAGGTCAGACTTAGCTTGTTCAATCTCATCATCGTCAACTTGTCCACCATCAAGTGTAGTAAACTGAAAACTTTGCCAATCTTTATCTACTCCGCCTTTACAATATAAATCATAAGCCCAATTACCATATCCTCTCGGTGTACCTGTGAACATTGCACCGCCTTTACGATCTGATAATGTTGCTCGTAATACTTCATACCAAGCCTCACTTGATATGTCAGCAAATTCGTCCATCACTAAGAAGTCTAATCCAACTCCTCTAAGTGAATCATAAGACCTATCCGCACCTCTTAAAGCAATTACTGATCCATTGATTAATGAAATAGAAAGATCACTTTCATTTGTTTTTTTTATCCAATTCAATTCTGCTAAGCGTTCTTTTAAAGCTAACCAACATACCTGCTTCGCTTGTCTATAACTAGGACATACAAACCAAACCTTTTTTTCTGGTTCACTTGCATATTTAATTAGCTGTCTTATTGCTAAATGTGTTTTGCCAAATCTTCGCCCTGTTATTAATACTTTAAATCTAGCTTTCGATTCGACTACTTGTTTCTGCGGTTGTGTTAATGGCATCAATTTTAATTCTTATGTTTACTTTACGACCTGCATAATCACTGCTAAATATAAATTCTTTTTCTTCTGTTGGTTTCAAAGTATTAACAGTTTGATTTAGCCACTGCATAATCTTTTGATTATCGTTCATACTTTAAAGCCTTTTTTCCAAGCCTGTAAACTCCAATATGCAGGGCTGAGTGTTTTCTGCCCTTTAACTCTTTTTAACACACCACCCATTCTAGCGTCAAACGATCTTTTTCTTGCAGGATTATTCTTCTTGATACTCATTTCTTTAGAGCCAAAGTTAACCTTCTTTACATTACCTGTCTTACGATCTTTAACAAATACCTTAAATTTTTTAACATCACCTCGCATTGGTTTGTTAAGTTTAACAGTACGCCCTTGATATTTTGCCATTATATTTCAGTACCTTTGTCTTTCACACAACCAAATTGCATATCAAGCAACTTGTCGTTTTCTAAATTTTCAAGTGCGTGAATCAATTCGTGTGTAAGATACATTCTGTTATTTTTAAGATATATCTCACATTCAACTTTAGAATTAAATTTAACTCGTTGATAATTAGAATTTATAGGATCACTTGATTGCATAGTTGCTATTACCATTATTACATAAATTATACTCATTAGTCTATGAATGGTAGTGGTTGACTATAAACATTTTCATTTGGATTATCAGATTGTCCTAACATATTCTTTCCTAAAAAGATTTGCATAGTAACATTACCGCCTTCAGCTGACTTCCATTGCATCTGTCTTAATCTTAATTTACTCTCGGCTCTCCCTTTTGTCAGAAATTCCGAATAACTCTTTTCAATTAAGTCAGCACTACAACCAAAGAATTCGCTAATTTCCTTGTTAGTACAGCCAAATCTCGCTAAAGTTTGCACTTCTTTTGTGTCAATTTTGTATTTTTTTGGTCTAGCCATCTCTTCCTCTTTTTTAAACTGTTTGTATCAGTTCCTCTTATGAGTGTTGTTATTTTTTCTTACAGAATATTATGTTATCTACAAAGCCTCCCCAGTAACCTTTAACGCCCTGATGTGATTGATTATGAAAACTCTTTTGCACATCTACATCAAAATATTTAGAAAGTTTATCTACACAAGCAAAGAAATTAGCCATATTTCTGTCTTTTGTGAATGAGTATTCAAAAACTAATTTATTAATATTACTAAAATTATGGTCTAGTTTTAATATTTCTAGTTCTGATCCCTCTATATCTAGTTTAATGCAGTTTATATCAGGATAACTAGATAGAACTTCGTCAATCCCAATACATTGAATTGTTTTAGTCGGTAGTTTCTTCTTATAGTGTGTTAGCAACGAATGTCTCCAAGTGTTAGGAGCAATCGTAAATTCAGCTTCACCACCATTTTGATTAATAGCTTTGTTTATGCATACAATCTCTATGTTATATGCTTCTTGAATTTTCTTAGCGTTATCTGATAATATTTGATAATTATCTGTTTCTGGCTCAAAACAATAAACTTTTTTAGCTTTGTTTTCTGCGGCATATAGAGAAAAAATCCCTATGTGTGAGCCTCCATCAAGCCATACATCATCTGGTTCAATTTTAAAATCTATCTTCTTTTTTCTGTACGCCTGTTTTTCTAATATCTCTTTCAATACAATTTCGTCTGTTGTGTCTTTACGATAATAAAAACTATCTAACATTTTTGATCCTTTCGAGTTCTTGTTGTGCGGTACCACAATCTATCATTTTTTTTCTGTAATAACAAATTATGGATATTCTCTCGTAAGGTTTCTTTGATACTGTTTCTGTGTTTCCATGAAGTTCGTGAACATCAAACAATGCTAGATCACAATTTCTAACATCAACACCAATTCTATATTTAGGAATAATGGTATATCCACCCTCATATTCCCCTGTTTTTAAGACTGCTAAATTACCAAAACCCTCGGCAAGATCGCCTTTATCGTAATGTGCGGCTGTTCTAAAGTTTTTGTTTACAGTGACAGTTGTGAAAACTGTATTAGATATTTTAAAGTCATCACTTGTTTGTTCCCACATATCCTTTTGATTTTGCCATCTTTCAGGTAGATTTTCTTTAAATAAATCTGATATGCTTTGTATATATGGTAACGCTTTTTTATAATCTTCTAAATGTTTTTCAGTAAA